ACGAGCACTGTTTTGTCTGGTAGCTGCTCAGTGACGGGCAACGTCATCACCACGCCCACGGTCAAGAGCCTCACGGCGGGGCATCTCTACCGCGTCGAAGTCCAGTTTACCGTAAGCGGCTCTATCTTTGAGCACTACTTTGAGATACTGGCGGAAAAGGGGGCACGGGCGGGCATGTCGTGGCTGGTCCAACGCCTGCGCTACATGATCGACGATTCGGACGGCGAAGACTTTACCGACTCAGAGCTACAGGACGTACTGGACGGGCACCGCGTCAACATCCACCGCGAGCCTTTGGAGATCGAGCGCACGCTGCTCACCAACACGGACTACGAGTACCGCATCTATCACAGCCGCTATCAGGACTTGGAGCGCGTCGAATCAGGCACCGCCGTCTTCAAAGTTGAGGACAGCGCAGGGGCACAGCGAGGCACGGCGACCTACAGCGCGGACTATCTCGCGGGCATCATCACCATGACCGCAGACCAGGAGGGCACCGCACTCTATCTGACCGCACGAAGCTATGATCTGAACGGCGCGGCATCAGAAGTGTGGGAGCGCAAGGCGGGCAGCGTGGCAGACCGCTACTCGTTCTCCGCAGGCGGGCAGAGCCTCAGTCGCTCCGACTGGTTTGACCATTGCATGAGGATCAGCCGCTCCTACGCACGGAAGGCGCGGCCTCAGACGGTGCACATGTGGCAGGTAGGGGATTTTGACCAGGGGTAGACCATGACACTGACGGCCCACGAATTGTCGGATATGCGCGATGACGCGGAGCTTTTGCTGCCCTCGACCTGCACGATCTTGGAGCTGACCACGACGCCCGATGACATGGGCGGGTACACGCAATCCTGGGGCACGGCGGGCACGGCCATATCCTGCCGGCTGGATGCTATGAGCGCCACCATGAGAGCGCACGCAGAGGCCGACCAGTTTACTGTGCATAGCGGGTGGGTGCTATTCGTGCCCTACGACCAGGCGATAGCGACGGGCAATCGCGTGGTCATCAGCAGCGACACCTACAACGTCATGGGCGTGGACGACGACCACGACTGGCGGGCATTGCGCAGGGCGTTTCTGGACAGAGAGGACCACTAGCAGCATGAGCATAAGGATCGACCTGGATACGGAGAAGCTGGACAAGCTGATACACGACCTGCCCACCAAGGGCGATGATCTGGTGCAAAAGGCGGCAGAGGACATTGTAGCCTTTGCGCAGGTTAGCATGGTGGGCGGCGGGTCTCCGCACGTCCCAAGCGCACCTGGGGAGCCACCGCATAGGGAATTTAGCACATTGGCAAACAGCATCCGCGTTCACCCTAAGGAGAAAGACCTGGAGCGCGATGTGGGCGATGCTGTAGAGTATGGGATACACCTAGAGCTTGGAGCGCCCAAGAGCGGCCTAGCTGCACGCCCCTGGCTCATCCCGGCGACGGTGAAAGAGAAGCGCCCTTTCGAGGAAGCCTGGAGGCAGTTCTTTGAACGCGCTTGAGGTTGGCCTATACGCCCTGCTGACTGCTGACAGCACGCTCACGGCAATGCTAACGGACGGCACGGCGGGCATCCACAACACGCACGCGCCACGGGACGCGAACCTGCCCTATATGGTCTTCGGCTTGCAGGCCAGCGCGGACGATGACCGCCAGGACACCAAGTATCTGGACTACCACTACCGGGTCAAGGGCGTCTCAGCGACCAGCAAAAAGAGCGCGGGGCAGATTGCGGACCGGGCAGAGGTGACGCTAGACCGCGCTACCCCTACGGTAACGGGCTACAACGTGCTATGGTGCCGCCGCGAGAGCGAGTTCAGCTACGTGGAATACGAGGCAGACGGCGATCCCATCTATCACGTTGGGGGCATTTATCGGATCAGGATGAACAAATCGAGTAGCTAAAACTACATAATCAGGCTCCATACTACGTTCAACAGTATCGCGCCCACCTTCGGGAGTTTCGGCATGACCCGCGCTCCTGGGAGTGGGCGCTTTGCTTACAACAGGAGGAAGCAACATGGCAGTAGACGGATTTACCGGACATGCGGCCTACGTGAAGTTTGGCGACACAGTGCTGAATACCTACTTCCGCACGCTAACGCCAAGCGAAGAGATCGACCTGGTGGAGAAGACCGCTGGCGACGATGACGACAAGACGTGGCTGGCAACGGTCAAGAGCGGCACTTGGGATGGCGAGTTTGTCATGCCCGCAGGCACGGCAGGCACTGCCGTCTGGGGCGCGGTTGTCCCCGGCACCAGTGGCACGCTCGAAGTCGGGCCAGAGGGCACGGCAGCCGACAAGCCAAAGCACACCATGACCGCCCTCGTGCGCAGTCGCGGCAAGCCACTGACCTACAACGACGTGACCACGTTCAGCGTCTCGTGGCAGATCAACAGTGCCGTAACCGACACGGTGTACTCGTAGACCGCACAACAGCACAAGGGGGGTGCATAGCATGGAAGTGAACATAAACGGCAAGCGTGTTGTCCTGCGCGAGCGTTTCCCCGTGCGCGAGTTCGACCACTTGCGCCGCGAGTTCATGGCGCTGAAATCTGCGGAGGATTGGGCCAACAAGGACTGGCGCGAGCAGGCCAAGATTTACTCGGCCTTTGTGGAGAGCTGGGACTTTGACGGCGATCCGGCAGACATCGAGAGCTGGGGCGGGCTGGACACGTTCAGCGAGTTCCCGGCCATCGAATCCGCCATAGCGCAAGAGATCATCGTCGGCAAGTACGAGAAAGCAAAAAACTCGGAGAAGGGGTCTACCACGCCGTGAGGCGTGGTGGCCCCGTCCCTTCGGAGGCCAGCGATTATCTACTAGCCGAACGCATGGGCTGGACACTCGACTACATCCGCAGCATGGACATCGACGACCGCTTGTGCCTGGGCCAAGTGCTAGACGGGCTGGACACTGCCCGCTATCACGAGGGCAGGCGCGCGAGAGAACGAGCGGGGTAGTGCATGGCTGAAAACGTCGGCTCTCTGTTTGTCACCGTTGGCGCAGACATTCGGAGCGTCTCTAACGGTCTGAACAGCGTCAAGCAACAAATGAATAGCGCCGCCCAAACGGGCCGTCAGATGGGCGACTCGATGGGCGCAACCTTCATGCGCGTGGGCAAGCAAGTCCTGGCCTTGGCGGGCATCGGTGGCTTTGCCGCGTTGTCCGCCAAGGTCACGAGCTTTGCCAAGGACGCGATGTTTGTCGCTGCCCGCGTGGAGGAGATGCGCGGCGTCTTGTCTCTCTTGGGCGAACGTGCGGGGTACACCGCCGCGCAGCTTGACCAGATGACTCTAGCAGTCAAGGCGCAGGGCATCGAAACGGGCGTAGCGCAAGAGCTGCTGGCGCAGATGGCACGCTACGAGATGGACCTGGGCAAAGCGACAGAACTGGCGCGGGTGGCCCAAGACGCTGCGGTCATCTCTATGCAGAACTCGTCTGAGGCCCTGGCGGGCCTGACGCACGGCATCATGACCTTCAACCCACGTGTGCTGCGCACCTACGGAATCATCACGGACATGGCGGGCGCATTCGAGAAGCACGCGGCCAGCCTGGGCAAAGCAGCGGACGAACTGACCACCAGTGAGAAGGTGAATGCTGCCCTAAACGCCGTGCTAGAGCAAGGCGTGGCAATTCAAGGCGCGTATGAAACGGCGATGGAGAGTGCCAGCAAGCAGTGGCGATCCATGCCTCGTTACATCAATGAACTGAAAGAGGCCGTGGGCGGCCCGCTCCTGGGCGCGTTTGATGCGGCGATCTTCGCCATTGCCGACTTCACCAAGGGGCTGCGCGATAGTTTCCAAGAGGGTGGGCAATTCCATGACTCGATGGTGCGGATTGGCGACGCCCTGCAAGAGCTAGTGGCGCGTGGCCTGCCCGTGCTATTTGAGGGCCTGACAAAAGCAGTCAGTGCGCTCCTACAGGCGGCGGAGGCCGGACTTGGCGCAGCCAAGGCTTTCATGGACCTCCCCGCTCCAGTCAAGGCGGCAGTGGCCGCGCTCGTGCTCGTCCCTCCGGCCATAACAGCCATTACCGCAGCGGGGGCGGCGCTTGGCGCACTGGCGGCAAGCTTCAACCCCATTGTGCTGGCAGTGGCGGCCCTGGCGGGCGGGCTTGTCTACCTGAGGCAGAAAGCCGACGAGATGGGCGGTTACTTTGCGGCGCAACAGGCCAACTATGAGACGCTGAAAGTCTCGTTGCTGGACGCGGCAGACGGCGCAGAGGACTACGCCAACCGGGTCATGGAGGCTACCGGGCGCACAGAAGAGGCGGCGCGTTCGGCGGCTACCTGGGGGCAGAGCCTTGGGGCCATGAAAGCTGAAATGGGCGAGCTGTCCGCGCTCTACCTAGTGCATAACGGCAACCTGAACATAGCCGAGGCCGGGATCAAGAAGCTGGGCGCGACAATGGAGAAGTTTGGGGGCGACGTGCAGGCCGCCGCAGACAAGGTGAAGGGGCCGCTCAATAACGTCAGCCTTGCCTATGTCAACATGGCTAAAGAGGTAGAGCAGACCAGCCAAGAGCTTGTCACAGAGATCAGCCAAACGTGGGACCAGGGCTTTTCACAGATACAGGATGCCTTCACACAGCACTACCAGGCCATTGCCCAACTCACGCAGCAAAGCGCCCTTGAGAACATCCGCTCTACAGCAGAATACAACGCCAAGCGTGCGCAGCTTGTGGCAGAGGGCCGCGACGACGAGGTGGCGGAGCTAGACGCTGGCTACAAGGAAGCCAAGATTCTCCGCGAGCTGGACCAGAAGCTTGCGCTCATGCAACTGCAAGCCAAGCACCGCGCAGAGATGGCCGAGCGGATGCGTGCCTTTGGCGAAAAGATGGCGTGGTGGCTATTCGAGCACCGCGAAGAGCTGAATCTGACCACTGGCGGCCTGAGCGCTGTCCTAGCGGGGCTTTCCACTGGCCTGGGGCAGCAAGTGTCCCTCTACTCCGAAACGGGCACCAAGATTCTGGACATCATCAAATCCTACAACGAGGGCGCGATTGGCTCTACTGAGGAGATGGTCGCCGCTCTTGGTGGGCTGATGAAGGAGCTTGTCAGTGACGCCGACGAAGCCGCAAAGGACGCGGCCAAGAACTTCGGCATCAACCTACAGGACGCGCAAGACGCTATAAATGAGGCTTATGACAAGATAGCGGGCCTGAGCACAGCGGGCGTGTCCAGGGTAGGCAAGGCCACAGAGAAAGCGTCTGAGGAAGTCGTAGCAGATTTTGCCTCAACAGTTGACCGTCTATTCAAGGCTACGGCCTCGATCATGGAGAC